TTCAAAGTCATCTTGTACTTCTACTGCGCCCTCTTTATAAAGTTCTTTTACTGAGCCTAATCCTCTACTAGAAATTCCTAATGTGATTCCTTCTTTAAACAAGGTTTTAAGAATCTTTCCTGAGGGCGTGTCTAATACTTGGACTGTACCCATCAAATCATCATTCTGCCACCAAACCTTAAGTATGTTATGTGATACGTTGTTTAAGTTAACTACCGATGACTCTGGATGATCAAGTTCCCCTAATGCTCTATTTTGTCCGATAAATTCTTGAGTATATCGTTTACATTCTCTTTCTAGAATATGTTTTGGATAAATACGTCCATTTTGATTTTTTGCTCCAGCTCTCTGTAATACTCCTTGTACTATAAAGCCTCCTGGCACACCGTATTGTTTAGCACTTTGTTCTGACAATAAGTTAGGCTTAAATGGTACATATTCTAATAAAAGGTTATTCATATTATTCTCCTAATGATCTTACTCGTTCAGAAATTTTAACAAGTCGCTCTGATATTTTTGTTAATGCATTATTAACTGCAGGTCCATATCCATCTCTAGATAATCCTGCTTCAGTTTTTAATCTAGATGAATAACGAACAAGTTGTTCAATCTCTTGAAGTTTTTTTGAAACTTCTTTAATTGTTTCTTTTACTTTTTTATCTGGTGTCGTTTTTGAGTTACCTAATGCAAATTTTTTATATGATTCAATAAGTTTCTCATATTTTTTATCCATTGACTCTGCAACACCAGAATATTTCATTTTCTTTTTCTTACGAGCTTGTTCTGGCGTAGAAAATGCTTTTGGTGTATTATATGCTCCTGCACCAGCAGATGTTGATGATTCATCAATATCTTCGTCTGTTGAAGATTCTAATACTTCAATATCATATGCACTAAAATCTTCCATTAAATCATATATTTCACTTTCAACAAATGATGCATATACATTACTACCATAAATAGTTACTTCTGGATATCCATTTTTTTTGTCAGCGAATAAGTTAAGAGCCTTACGAGCATCTCTTATAGATACTTCAATATAATATGGCTCATCAAGTGCTCCTCGCAATCCTTCATCTACTAGTTTAACGTCCATTCCTTTATCAGCTAGCTCTTTTGCTTTGTCTGCATCTGTTACAGATATTGAACCTTCACCTGATTGTTCGTTATATGGTTTTTCTTTTACTTTTTTAATTGCATCCTCACGACTCATACCACTTTTCATCATTCGAGCAATCATTATATCAGCAAAGTCTTTATCGCCATCTCTGTCTTGATCTTGTTCTTCCAAATCTTTAAATTTAGATTCTAGTTCTTTAAGTAATGATTTCATTAATGTACTCCATTCAATTCTTTTAAAAGATCAAAATAACGTAAAAGGTTTAATACGTGTGATTCTTTTACAACGTTAATATTTTCTACATCACACAACATTTCTGATAACCGTTCTACTTTAATTCGTGTGGCTGGATCATCAATTTTAGAAACATGGGCTTTGAGGCCGGTTTTGATTGATGGAATAATTGTTTGAATATATTCTTTTAACACTTCCGTATCATTAACATTTGTAATATATTTGTTTAGTAATGATTTTTGGCTTTCATCTAATACTGAATACTTACTATTAAATTTATCAATAAGAAGCTTGTATGTTAATAATCGTTGATCTTTTGGCTGAGCTTTAAACGCTTCTAAAACAGAATCTGTTTGTTTTTCAGTTTGAGCTCTCTCTGTTATAATAGAGTCGACTATATTACTTTTGCATTCCATCATTTGCTTTGGATTGTCTGCTTCATCATTTTCAAAAATAATGTATGCTGATGCTAAAAGTTTATAATTCGGAACTCTTATTTTAGAAATTTGGTTTAACTTGAAGTTATTAGAAATTTCTTTTATAAGATTGTATCGTTCTCTTCGAAGCGTCGATTTGTTTAATTTCTTATACGCCTCTTTTAAACTACGAATGTATTCTAATGCCTTTGCCTCAGATTTAAACTGTTCTTTGAGCATTGCATTATACAATTTTATTTCTTTAGCTAACTCAGTGTTTTTTCCGAAATACTTTTTAATAATGTCAATCGTTACTGATTTGTCTGATGTCATAGTCTCAGACGTTAGCTTCCTGACCAGCATCTCGAAAAGGATACCTGTGTTCTTATACTTACTATGTTTTAGTTTCTTCATTGCGATTCCGAAGTATATTTACTTATAAATATTAATCATCATTTAAAATATTATTTTCATCTAACATTGAATTTATATTACTTTGTTTGTTAGCCAATGTTTCTGAAATAATTTTTGGTGATTTAGGTTTAATTTTTTTTAAAATGTCTGCGTGTTCTGTTGTAAAACTTGTATTTTTAGGATTTCTTTTATAAAATCTTGGATCGCCAATGAATGCCGATTTTCTATTTTCTGGGTCTATATCTTGTTTAATTTGTTTTATGCCGAGCGGATCCCATCCAAATGCATTCTGATGTTGTCCGGACTTAATTCCTTCAGGTGGTCTCCCCCCTTTATCAGGTTCTACTACATCTTTGCTACTCATATGAGCTGTTGCCAGAGAGTGCGGTGTTCCATATGCCTGACCTGTTACTGTAGGATCATTTCCTTCTTGTTCAATTTGATTTTGACGGAATCCTAATTTAATATCTTCAGTAATATCATTTCTTTCTTGCAACCATTCTTCTTCTGACATATTAAATATGTATTCATAAATATACTTATGAGATAATAATTTTGAATCTTTCATTGATTGTGCTAATTGAATTTTTTCATTCATTAGTGCAACTTTTTGTTGATCATAAATAATAGATGGTGCAGTAAGTTCAAGTTCAAAATTAACTAAATCCTTATCTTCATACCCTTGAGCATATAAATGTATGATTGCAATCTTAGTTAATTCAGAAACAAATATCTTTTGAAGACGCTCTATTGTTCTAGCAAACCGAATATCCATTGATGCTAATGTAGATTTACCCTCTACCCCCTCATCATATCCTAAGAATGGCTTTGGTACTTTTAGTGCAGCCATCATTTTATGCTTAACATATTCAATATCATCAATTCCAGTAAATTCCATTCCTTCTAATGAAGAAATTTCAGTTGAACTATTTCCACCTCTAACTGGCAAGTAATAATCTTCTAACATGTTATTAATGTTAAATTTCATGTTATAGTTACCAGTTTTAGGATCGACGTGCGGAATCTTTTTCATTTTATTGATAACTTGTTCCATATGCGCATCAACTTCATTTGGTGGAATATTACCAATATCTATTTTAAAGATACGCTTTTGTGGTGCACGCATTATTCTATGAATAAGCATCGCATCTTCTAAAAGCATTAATTTTTGAAATTCATGACGTGCTCCTTCTAACATACTTCGACCATATGGAAGGAAATTTGAATCAGAAATATTACGAAAATGTGCTATCTCAAATACATCATATGTAAGTTGTTCTGAAACAATATGTCTAAATTTAATATCATACTCGCCGGTATTATCATTAAATTGTTCCCACCGTTCAATTTCATATGAAGAAAATGGACGTACATTTAAAATACCAATTTCATCAGCAATATCTAGTTTCAAAAAGAAATCGCCATACTTTGCCATGTTACGAACCCATGGCCAAAGATTAAATTCAATATTCATTACGTCATAAAATAAACTGTAAAGAATTTTTTGAATTCTACTGTCTGATGATTTAATTGTAAGAATATCTCCAAATTGGTCTGCTAATGTAGACTCATCAGCATAAATGTCTAACGCTGAAGATAAGATAGGGTCTTTATCCATCATTTCGTAATCAGTGTATAACTGCATACGATTTTGATGCATATAATAATTTGAATCATATCCGCCCATTCCGCCAACACGGTGTTTATTCGAACCGTGAAGTCTTGTATATCTGTCAGCTACTTTACTTTGTGTTAAGTTACCTGTCGATTGTAGGCGATTTGTATCAACTACACGAAGTTTGTCTTTGCCATATGCTCTGACAATTACATTCGTGGAAAATAAGTTTTGTAATCGTTTTCTAAGTGACGCCATAGTATTTATTCTTTTATACTAATAAATATAACTATAGTATTTTCAACTGTATTATTTAATAAGCCAAGTTAAATCTTCGCTGCCGTAGCCATTATCCCAATCCCACCCAATATCGTTAGGTCGATTATTGCCAGTATAAATAACAGAATTTGTTTTTTGAAATTGCGTTAATGCTCTTTTATTTAATTCAATACCTTGTTGTCTTAATTTCAATGATGTGTCTCGTAACCAAAGTCCAATTGCAAATGCCATAACTAAATCATCATTATAGCCTCGTTGTGATTGTGCTTTGCCATTTTCCCAAATAAATACAAATAGTTCTTGTATAAGTCGTTTTGAATGAATGATGGGAGATCCTTCTCTCATATACATTTCTAGAGATGATATCATTAATGGACGTGTACGAGTTGTAGTAGAAACGCCAGGTACCATTTTTGATTTGTCTTTCGTATCATACCCTTTTCTAAGTTGAACATCTACATCAACATAGCCATCATCTTTATATGTATAAAATAAATTTTGGTATCCCCTATCTATTACTGGTTGTATTGCAGCCCACCCAATATTTGCGTTTTCAATAGCTAATAGTGCGTTATTCCACTCTGAAGCAACGCTTATTAACATATTACCAAAATCTTTAGGAGGCAATTTTCCTTTATATTCTGCTACTTGTTCTACAGTCTCTACGTCGATAACATGAAATGTTGAAAAGTCAGCTCCATCTCCACGTGCGACGTCAGCTACTACTACATAGTCTTTTGAATAGTCTGGATATTTCCATAACCAATATCCATTATCATAACCTCTACGTTCAATTGGGTCAGAACATTTTACTTCAAACTCTTGTAATATTGATCCGTCGATTACAGTATGTCCAGATGAAATAAAATCACAATCACATTCTTGTGCAGCGCCTTTTTCACCTAATACTCGAGTTTGTTCATCTCGCCAGTCTTGTTTTCTGTCAGGATGTACATCCCAACGTAAACGTATTGTATTAAAGCCATTATGCCCTGATTCAGCGCCAGCCCATGTTTGATGAAACCAATTACCAATACCATTTGGGGTTGATAATACTATTGCAGATCCACCGGTAGATAGAGTTGCTTGAGATGCTACCCATATTTCTTCAATGTTTCTAATAAATGCTGCTTCATCTACAATCAATAGTGACAACGCTTCAGAACGTGCTCCTGTTGATGCAGATGAGATTGCTTTTATTTGAGAACCATTTTTAAATTTTAATGAAAGTTTGTTATTTGCAATCATATTGCCCTTCAACCAAGAAGGTAAATTATCATGCATCACTTGCACTTTAGTAACTAGGTTTTTTGCTACTTCTTGAGTTGTTGCAATAACAAGTACGTTAAAGTCTTCATTAAATAACATTGCCCATAGAGCATATCCTGCAGAAAGTGTTGATATACCCAACTGCCGAGACTTTAATATAATGTTATAACGACTATCTCGCAAATCAGTTAAAGAAACCTCTTGAAACGGATATAGATTAAACTTTATTTTTCCTTTAACTGGGTGTTGAATATAACAATAATTACGCATAAAATATACAGGATCTGCTGCACATTTCTGATACTGTTCGGTAATTATTTGTTTTATATTTTTTTGTTGCGACATATATTATTTACCAATTTTCCACATCATTCTGAATGAAACGTTAGGTTGTAAATTTTGATTGATTCCTATTCCAGCGCCAATTATTTTTTTACGTTTGCTTCTATAAAGTAATTCGCCACCAACATAACTAAATTGTTCTCTATTTCCTGCTAATCCAAATCCATAATAGAATTCATTTTTAGAGATTAAAGAATCTCTTGTTATTGTAGTTGTTGGAATATAGAGTGATGGTTTAACTTTTCTCCATACGATACTATTTTTTGAAATTGTATCATCAATAGTAATAGTACCTAAACTATCTAAATCAATTATATCTGAATAAAAGTATTTTGTATAATAATCTTTTAGTATTGATAAGGTGTCAATATCAGCAGGTATTGTATCGTGTTCTGTTATTGTTTTTGTAAGGTATTTAGGAACATATACTATACTATCGACTGATACAGTATCCCATTTAGTTTCTATTTTAGTAATAACTGTACCTTCTATTGGTGTATCTTTTTTACCAAATAAATTGAAATCAATTGATGGGCCAGAACATTGTTGCATTAATATGATTATTACAACCAGTACCATTATTATGATGTTCTTTATATTATTAAAAAATTCGTTCATTATTTTTTGTAGTATAATTCATATACTTTATTTACTAAATTTGATTTTGATAGTTTAGAATCTAACTCTATCTTGAATTCTGTTTTAGCAATTTTAAATAATTCAGACTTTTTCATTGTACGAAGAGTACTTTTAGTAATTTTTTTTGTAGATGGTTTTCTACCTTTTCGTTTCGAGCCTGCTGCAGCTTTTTTAACGTCATTTACTTGTTTGATAAATTCTGAGGTTGATTCTTTCACATCTTCAATCTCTTGTTTAACTCTTTTATATCGTTTTGTAAATTCGTAAACTGTTTCTTCAACATGTTCGTCAATTTCAGTTTGGGCTTTTAACCAATTCCAAAATTGGTTTAGATATTTTTTAATCATTCTTATTCTCTATTTTTGTAATTTCTTGCATAAAATTTTCACGATACTCTTGAAACTCTCGCTCTACCTTTTCGGCAAATTCTGCAGGAGTCATTCTTGCATCAATTGTTTGTGTTTTACCATCTGCATTTAATACAACATCATATGTTCTTGTATATGCTTCTTTTAACATTTCAACATCTTGCTCAGCACGTTTAATCCATTCCGTTGCGTTTGTTTTCATTTTATTTATTGCATACTCATTAAATTTGCCTTCAATTCGAAGTTTATTTTCAATATCAATAACACAATCAAAACACATTCCATGGATCGTTTTCATTTTACGATCTATCCGATTTGGCGAAAGGCACGTACATGTTTCTTTCGGACATTTTGAAAATGATGCTAATGAATCTCTGGTAGATTGAAGTGTTTCAGAATCTTGCTTAGTTTTCATAACATAACCATCTTTTTGTTCATAAAGATAGGTAATGCCTGATTTAGAATCAGTCTCTTCCCATATTTCTCCAACTAATCGCTTTTTAGTATCTTTATTAGATTTTGAAAATGTATGGGTCGTATTTGTTTGAAATTTATGCTCTCCAGCTAACATTTTGTTAACCGCATTGACATTTTGTAACTTTTTTGACATAACTTGTTTTGTTTTATTTATGAATATTTTTCTAACATTCTATCTGCTGCAATTTTTAAATAACGATATAATTCTTTTAGTTTACCTTGATTCATAACTTCATTACCTTTATCATCTGCAGATGTTCCTGTTTTTTGAACTGCTTTCAAAATCATTTTGATTTGTTCTGGTGAAGATGGTTGGTTTTTAACTAATGTTACGAAACTATTTAATTGTGCTGTTGAATCTTGCTCAGGTGCTGCATCTGGAGCAGGAGCTTCTGCCTCAGGTTCTGGAGCTGGGGCTTCTGGTGTTTCAGCTGGAGCAGGTGCAGGAGTAGGCTCTTCGATTGGAGCTTCTGGCTCTGGTGCAGGTTCTTCTGCAGCAGGTTCTTCTTCTGGCTCTTCTTGTTCTTTAAGAACTGATTTAATTCTACGACGAATCATTTCTCTAACTAAACGTTCTTTCTGTTCTCTTGTTAGATTTTCAATTTTGTCTTTAATATTATCTTTATTTTCTTTTTCGTCATCGTCTTGACGCTTAGACATTACTTTAGCAGCGTGTTTTGGATCATGTTCTCCGTCTGGCTTATACGCTCTGTCAGAATCTTTCATATCCGGAACGATTGAACCATTGTCAATTACTTCTTTATCAGTTTTACGAAGTACATTTTTCTGAGCTTTACCGGTAGAATTTGGCACCATGTTTTCTGTTTCGTCTCCTTGATAATCTTTAAGATCTTTACGTGGAGTTGGTTTTGTTGATTTTTCTAAATCTTTTGGTGCTTTATATTTTGAGTTGTGCTTCTCTGCCATTTTGAAAGTCCTATTTTTTATATAAATATCAGTTCGATATCTTTTGCTGTATTTTTAAATTATTAACGACCGAACTTTAATATACCTATTAGTTGATTAACTGGTGCAAAAGCGCCTGTTAATTTATATGTATTTCCTTTGAATGTAAATACAATTCCTTCTATTGGAACTATTTTTTCAAATCCACCAAGTTTTTCAATTCTTTTTAGTTGATATTCTACTTTTTTAAGAATTGCTGGATCTTTACTTTGTTGTACTTGCTTCATCAGTGTAGCAATATCTCTTTTAATTTCTTGTGTAGATTTACTAGGATCTGCAGCTAATACTTGAGACACATTTGACAATACAAGAGCTCCTAATCTTAAGAGGATTGATTCAAATGGTTCCATGTTT